TAGGCTTGACACGTCAGAGTTTAGGCTTGACACGTCAGAGTTTAGGCTTGACACGTCAGAGTTTAGGCTTGACACGTCAGCGTTTAGGCCATATTCTACTTTATCAAAGGAAATTTCAGACGGCAAAATATTTTGTGTATCATCTTCCTTGCAAAAACTTATTTTATAAAAATAATTATCTTTATCCAATGACACGTTTTTATCATTTATCGCTTGCCCCGAAACAAAACTTCCATTTTTTTCGTACTTTACAACCGCTTTTATATTAAATCCTTGCGAACATATTATATTTATTGGCGTTTCAATGAATTTTTTATTTCTTAATCTGTTTTTTAATTCATCTTGTAATTCTCCATTTGAGGCGTTTATACCACCTACTTCTAAAATCAAACGTTTACCTATATCATTTGTATTTTGAATAATATCATTTGTATTTTGAATAATATCATTTGTATTTTGTGACACTTGCGATTCAACGCTACCTTTATATAGATATATTATATCTTCACTTTCATTTATTTCACTATCATTTATATTTCCAAGAGAAATTCTGTATATATAATCTTGGTCTGAAATTTCCATTTTTTTTGTTGGTACTCTAAACGAAATAGTACCTATATGTCTTTTATTTTCTATATCGTACTTACATATACCAATAATTTTATAATTTGTATTTAGTTCTATTGTAAATGGTGCTTTTACAAAACCATTTGTTCTTACTCTCAAATTGCTGTCTTCATTTACACCCGTAATTAAACTAACACCGCCGTTTTCCAAAAATAAGAAACTTGTATTATTTAATTTACCTTCTAAATCTGATATTTTTTTATTTGATACAATTCCGGTATCAAAACTTTCCCAATTTCCATCTTTGTTTGTAATAATTAAAACTTGGTTTTTAATTTCTATTCCACCAAAGTTTGAATAAATACCCGGCCGTGATGCCAAATAAAACACATTTTGGTCGGGCGTTCCCGGATTTGTGTCCGGCGTTGCTATGCCTGCAAATGTCGCATTTGCACCAACGGTTGAAATAATAGCCAATAATGAATTTTGCAAAATCGCACCCGTAATCTCTTGGTTGCCGTTAGTCTTGATAACGTCTGCAACCGCTTGTTTTAGCCGTTTGTAATTTCCCATAATTAATAAAATTAGTCGTTGTCAAAATCGTTATTAAAATCGTTGTTAAAATCTCCCTTGTTGCTTAAAATATAGCCACGTCCTATTTTCTTGACGACGGTATTTGTCTTAAACTCAATTTCCACGCTTGCCAAATCTCCCTGCGTCTGCCATTTCGGCGTAATTAGGAATGTGTCACAATCATATTGTCTGCAATATTTGTCAGTTATATGCACATAATCAGCCATTCGGATAAATCGCATAACGTCGCAAAGGTATTCCGGGGCTAATATTGTACATTTATAAGTTTTTACCGATATTTGTTTTTCCGGGAAAAAATATCCATCTCTTTTCTCTCCATCCTCTTCAAACTCGTAATCCGGTTTCCCTAATTCGGTACAAAGATACAACGTATTTTTGAACTTTGGTTCTGTGTAAACAATTTGTCCGGCGTCAAATACCAAATTTTCAATGTCCCACCATTCAATTTTAAGATAGCCGGAAACGTCCTGCACGACGGTAAACATTTCGGAATACCACGTTTGAACGCCGTCGGATAATGTCATGTAATATATACCGTCCAATTGGTTTAACGTCATGGGTAATATTGCCGGGTACAATATAACATCATATCCCAACGGCTGAAACCGGACAACTTGCAGTCCGGTTTCAAACATATTTGTTGTTAAATTGGCGACTTGTTGCCCTTTCTTGTCGAATAATATTACTGACGTAACATTATTTGCACGTGTGTTACGCAATATCTGAAATGGCAATAATCTATCTGCCGGGGCAAACAACGGATAGATTGCGCCGTATGCGAAACTCTTGCGGTGGTTCTGTTCATTTATCGACGTGTACCACGGCAAAACACTTATATTGTTATTCTGTGTCATACTTCAATTCTGCCTTTACATATCTACTGCACAAATTTACGGAAAATTTTTCGACTTGCCCATTGCCGATATATGTTTTAACTAACTGCATAGGGTTGGGGTCTGTATCTCCGGCGAGGAAATTCACGGTCTGTTTTTTTTTCCGCTCTATTCCAATAGCTTCATGATCTGTATCATTTATCAGTAACTTACGTGCGGGCATGTCATACAACCAATATGTCGGTTGCAAATTAATGTATGCCAATAAACCGTTCTGTAAGTAATATTCAATGCCCTCAACTCGCTGTTGCGTAAATGGTAATTCCAATTGGCCGCCTCCCTCCGGTACGACTGCCGCAAACAACGCAAATCCATCTGAACTAATAGCATTTGGATTTAGCAACATCAAATCAATGTCAGATGTAAAGTTAGATATATTTATTTCCTCAATCTTACCCGCCGTAACATACTTAGATGTAACTTCAATTGGCAAGCCCTCAAATGGCGTTGTCACATCATCCATCCACTCGAATTGATAACGTTCCGCCATATCTACCTTGTCAAACGAATATTCAGATGTCGCAAAGGCTAATTTCTTGCCATTTCTGATATTCTCCAATTGCGTTAAATCATACCCGATTATTGGTACATAGCCGTATGAACCGCCGTTTCTAAACCAATTTATCTGCTCAATTTTAAATTTCCCGTCCTCAATATACCAATAGCATTTGTAAACATCACGTAACATTGTCATGATTTGTTGTAATGTAATTGGTGCTTTTTGCGCCGGGGTCTGATATTCGCCGTTAACTATATTACTTTTTTGACTGATTAACAATTTGAATGATTGCAAAGAAATTGGGTTTGTGTCGTCATATAAAAAATGGCTGTATTCCGGCGTGTCCTCATGCGTTATGCCGGGCGCAATTTTTTTAAGCAACACATTTATACACGACGACAATTTGAACGTATCACGCGATGTGTATTCCTTTCGTGCGGCCTCGTCCAATACCCAATCAAACAGCGCAAATCCAAACCATAATGACGCATAACGCCATGTTGACTGCGCTATTGGGTAATATGCTTGTCCATATATGGAAGATGGAGGCGCAAAATACTTGCCGTTGTCGGCTAATCCATATTCTGTTGGCTCATCAGAAAATATATTGGATATGTACGCCACATTAACTGCATAACCAATTGCACGTCGGTAATTTCTGTTATTCCCGACAATATCATCCGTTGGTAACGGATATGTGTTTACGTCGTTAATTTTCTCGACGTCGCAAAGATAGCGTGCATAAATATTGTAACTCTTCATGTTAGCATGCAATGTTCCGGTCGCCCCGCTTCCGCCAACTGCTGCCATATCAAACTCCAATGTATCAAATGGCTTTCCAAATGCTTTCGTTCTTGTGTATCGGAATAAAGCCACATCATCCGCAACACGTCTTATTTCAACCAACACATTTCCCCACGGTGTTCCGGAAACTTGTTGCTGCGATATGTATATGTAATACATATTGTTTTCCGTGGAATATAATTTGCCTCGAAATTCACTTTGTTGCGCATTATCATTCATCTTTCCGGTGTATAATGCGACAATATCATTTGGCTTTCCATCCCCCGTTATATTAATTTCTTTCAGAATATTGCACAACGAGAAGTAATATGTGTTGATTAGTGCCTTTTGGTCGTCAACGACGTTAGCCTCTTGTTCCCAACTTGTGCCGCCCAAAAAACATGAAACAATACTATCTCCGGGGACGTATATTTGTATAAGCGGACGTTTGCGTATTGTCAAAAACTCAATTTCGGGTGCCAACTCAACCAAATTATATTCATTTTCCAATCCAGCCAATACATCGTTATATTCGTCCAATGTTTCGGGCTGTACAGATATTATCATATCATCATCATTAATTATGCAGTCCGTTTTCATGAATTTTGCCTTGTAATACTGATTATAAGTTTGCCCCCAATCGTCGCTTTTCTCTATATACAGATAGAATGTTGAATCAAATGGAGCGTTGTTTATTAAATTGTAATCATCACGGATAAAGTTTATTTTACCGGACAATTTCGCCCGGTAAAATTTTTGGTTTGTCTCCAGCTCATAGTCCAATGTCAAATCAGACTTATAATTTGGGTAAACAATTTGTTTTTCCCCGCTATCTATTTGCAGATAAAATCTGTACAATGGTGTCATAATCTCTTGATTTTACGTTTCAAATTCTTGTAACTCTCAATTGTATTTCCGTCGCCATCCACATAAACACGTCGTCGGTTCTGCTCCTTTATCTCTCGCACATCATCCGACAAATTGCGTAAATCCGGGCTTTGGTCTCTAATATTCAGCGTTAACCCATCCGCTCCGGAAAATGAATCCAAATACTTGTGCGCAAATGTACCATTATTCAGCGAATTTATGACGTCCGGAATTATCTTTCTGAAACGCCGTGAACTACGCTTATTTATCACTGCGAAAAACTCGCCGCCCTCTGCACGCCTCCGGGTGCCGTCCGACTTGGTTCCCAAATCAATATCATTTCCGGATTGGTGGGAACCGCCCTGCAACAATTCAACGGTACCGTCGCCGTATGTTTCCATCCCCCGGGTGCCTCCGGTCTGTTTCGCCAATTGCGCCGCCTTGATTTTAGACGCTGCGAAACTCGCCCACATTACGGCAATAGCCGGGATTGCAAGCGGGAAACCTAACTGCGACCATATCAACGCCGACGCCGTTACCATGTTCCCGATTTGCTGTAATGTCTGAATGGCTGCTTGTTGTTTCTGCGCTTTCTGCTGCTCTTTCAACGCCTTTTCTTGATTTTTCTTAGCCATGTCCAATTCCTTTTGCGCCTGCACAACATTATTTGCGTAGCCGTTTGCCCTTGCCTCCAATTCTGCATCTAATGCCGATTGGGCTGCAGAAACTTCCTTATCTGCTTGCTCAACGGCTGCATCTGCTGCGGCAACTCGTGCTTCTGTAAATGTATTTAACGCATCCAATGCGTATTCCATCGACGTATTTATTGCCTCCTTTTGGTTTTCATCCAAATTAAGACCAAACAAACCGTATATATCTTTGCCCCTTTCCTCTCCTTTGGATTGCTCTATTTCTTGGTCTATTTTTGCAATTGTATTCTGCATTGTTTGCACTTCAATATCAGACAATTTATTTGATGCTTGTTGATTTAATTCTAATATTTTTTGCAAACGTTCTTTTTCCGCTTGCAACCGGAATTGAGTTTTTCGGGCTTCTGAATTTCTCAACAAATCAAACTCCAATTGTGACAACGCTTGTTGTTGGTCAAAAATCTGTAATTGCGCTTGCAGATATTCGTCTGCAATTCCGCTTTTTTTGACATCAAATCCGGCGTTTATCAGCCCGGCATCTTGCTGTTGTCCAGTTGGCTTTTGCTGATTTTGCAATAATGCGGTTTGTCGTTCATTCTCCAATAGCTGCATACGCAATTCCTTTTCCTGCTCACTTCCTGCCTTGACTGCCTGCAAACGTAATTCAATACTTTCTTTTTGCAAAGCCAATTCCTGCAATTGTCTGTCTTGCTCAATTTTCAGCAATTCGGCCGTCTGCCGCTGCTCTAATGCCGTAATCGTGGCGTTTATTGCTTGACGTCCGGTTTCGTTCAAATCCTTTTCAGTCTGCAATTGGTGTTGCAAATCCTCTATCTGACGACTATGCTCATATTGAGTTTGTTTGCGGCGTTTTTCCCATTCGTCAGTCTCTAATTGCAATTGTGCATCCTGCAATTTACGTGTTGCCTCTAAATTCTTTTTGTAAGCCTCTTCAATTTGTTTTGCTTGGTCTGCCGCCGTGTCTCTCTTGCCTCCGCCCGTTGACTTTATTTGCGGCGTATTGGTTGTAATAGGCTTATTTTGGCTTATTTGTGGCGTCCCTCCGCCACTTACTGCAATTGGTATTGTAATAGGCTTAATTTTTTTCTGCATGCCATTTAATCCCTCTTGCACATTATCCGCAATGTCCTTAACTTGCGCTTTCAACAAATTGCCGTATGCGTGGACGTAATCGGATAATCCTTTTTTAACTTCGTCAAAGTCTAACGTAAATGCCCCTTTTAAGGCGGTTCCAGTTGCCTTGACTATATCAATAAAGAATCCAAAAACATTTCCCAATGTATCTAATGATGTTTTAAAACCCGTTACTATTGCATTCCATATTGCACGTATCAATACACTCTCATTATATAATTCAATAAAGTAATTGGTTACATCAATAACCCCCTTGATTATTGCTGTTAATCCTTGATTTACAAAAACCTTAGCTTTTGTCGTTAGCGTTTCAAAATTACCTCCGGTTAAATCAAACAGACCGGACAAAGCGTTCTGCAATTCTATTTGACTTTGCAATTGTTCCTCCTGCAATTTGCCCAACTCTCCGGCTTTGCCCTTGACATCATCCATGTTTGTTGATATATCTTTCAATGTGCGCAAATATTGCAAACCCGCATCCTCTCCGGGGCCGCCGAATATATCAGCAATTGCCGTTCCGACAGCGGTTGCACTATCCGGTAACTCTGCCAATTTTGCGGAAACTTCTTGTATGACATCAAACGTTGTTTTGGTTCCGCTCTGCAAGTCCTTTTGCACTTGCTCCGACGATATGCCGATACCCTCTAATGCTGCTGCCGTTGCTGTTGTCATTTCACGCAAACGCAAATTTGCCTCCTTGATGGCATCAACGCCTTTGTCTGAAAATATACCCATCTTATTTGTTTGGGTAACAATTGCAACAAATTGGTCTGCCGATATTCCCGCTTCCTTGAAATATGCCGGATATTCTTTCAGCGTGTCCAAAAATTCGCCGTTTGCATCGCCCCCGGCGACAAATCCATCCTTAACCAACTGCAATGCTTCATTTGCTGATATTCCGAACTGCTGCGATAACGCATTTGTCGCAATCAATGTTTCTTTGAGATCTGCGTTAAATGCATCCGCAACGGCTTGAACTTCATTTCTGAAATTCTGCAAATCGTCTCCGGTCTTGCCCGTAAATTGCTGCGTCAGTCTCGTTGCCTCTACAACTCCGGCGTTGTAATCATACCACCATTTGAAAGCTGCACCCGTGGCCGCAATTCCGGCAATAGCCAAAAAAACCGGATTAGACAATAAGGACAATAATGTTTTGCCCAATGCCTTTGCACCGTCTCCCATCGCTGTAAAAACGGCCTTGCTTTCCATTCCTCCACGGCCTAACGCCAAAAGACTTTCGCCGAATGAATTATTCAAACCCAACGTCTCTTTTAATTTGTCGCCATACGCAATTATTGCGTCGGACGCCTCCGTATAATTACCAACATTCAATTGATATTTTCCTGTTGCCTCTTGCAAACGTTTCATTTCCTCATATATTTCACGGGTTTGCTCAACTAATTTTCGCCCCTCCTCGGTGTTCTCTCGCTCGGCTTTCGTCATATTGTTGAGATAGATTTTATTAAGCGAATATTGAGCTGATAATCTGTTATAACTACCCTCGGCGGATTGATTTATTTTTACAATAAGTTTGTTTATTTGGTTCGCCTCCTGCTGCGCCAACTTCAATTCCGCCAACTTCTTTGCGTTTTCACTCTCCGCAAATGCCAAATCACGTTGCGCACGTGCCAAACGTTCTGCATCGTCTGCGGCTTTTTTGGTTGTGTTTCTGCCATCCTCGGTTGCTCCGGACACTTTTTGCAATATGGCCGTTAGTTGTATAGCTTCCGCCTTTATATTCCGTAATGCATTTGTGTATGTATCTGACAATTCATCCAATTGCTTAATCAACTCAGTTATTGAATTATCCGGGCTAACAAGGTCGCTGTATTTTATCGGGTTATTGTTGTCTGCCATATCATTGTTATTTATGTGTAATTTTATTTGTATTCGATTATTTTGTCGCAAACGTATAATTTACCACAAAGAATATTTAAACGCCTTAGACGGCTTTATTTTGCCGTTTTTCGCTTGTTTGCTTTTTTTGCTTGCTCTTTCATGTATTCAAAGGCATTGTAATACTCTAATGTGGTAAATTTTTTTGGCTCAACGTGCAAGTTCTGTGATAATATCAGACACATATTTTCAAATTGTCGGTCTTGCCTCACTTCTACGCTGTCAGACCCGCTGAATATCTGCGGGTTGAAATACGTTATCAGTTCCGCCGTGATGTCGTCAATCTCTTTTGCGTCCGCCTCGGTTGCCCGACCGCCTATTATTGTGCGTAATACAACAATGGTTCTCTGCTTTAATTTGTCGTAATACTCTTTTAACGTCGCATCATCAAACAACCGGGGAAAATACAAACGCAATTCATCGTCTATTTTTTTTTTAACCACCTCCAATTGGGCGGTTATCTCCGAATGTGGCACGTTTGCAAATAGGTTGATTATTTTCTGCAATCCGTCGTCTGACAAATCATCACATGGCTTTCCGTCAATAGAATTTACCAATACGGCAAATGCCATGTACCGGGGCGAAATCTCCAACTGAATGAGATAAACGTTTTGTCGCAAATTCTGCAACTCTGCAATTGCTAAATCCGGCGTCTTTGCACCCGCATATCTCATTGCCTTTTCAATATGTCTGTCAAAGTCTGCCAAATCGGAACCAACCCCGGCGTCAACTAACAACATTTTATTGTATTTATGGAACCTAATAATTGGCAAATCCTCGATTGAATCATACAACTCAACGTTCATTCCTTTTATCTGTACCGTTTTCATAGCAACCCCCTTGTTATCATCGTACTGCAAAACGGAACCCCCAAAAATACGGTGTTCCCGGTCAACACAAACGCAATAAGGCTAATCAATACACATGTCCACCACGACAAACAAAAATCACAATTGAACATCTTTGCGAAAAATTCGTTTCCATGAACTTGGACCCATTCAATTACGCCCCATTTACGCAATAAAGTTAACAGAAATGCTGCTAACAATGCTACTACTATAATGTAATCAATATAATTCATAATTATTTAATTTATAATTTACATGTTTCGCCAATACTCAATTCGCCTTCAAAACGGAATCCGCCGAACGGGTGCATTAAGAATTGATTATCGATTTCATCTAACGAAAAGCCACGGTAAATATTTTCCGCCAATTCGTAAACCTTATTTATCTTATATCCCCCGTTACGCAACCAAAAACCGCCATTCAAAACGTCTAATATTTGTCGTTTCAGATCCTCCTTGTTGCGGTTGTTTGCATCATTGTGTATTTTTCGGTAATCAAACCAAAAGATAATCGAAAACGCCGTTTTTATCCCAATATCAACACCGGGTTCCCAACTTATGTCTTGCGGGTCGTTAACCCAAAAAAAACAGAAATTACCAATATTTGCATCCGGCGTTACTTCCATATAATCGTTATTGCCGGAATAAACATTTGGCGTATAATATCGCTTTTGGTTCCCGTCGTATTTAACAAGTCTTTCAGCCCTGCCAAATGCAAAGTCCAACCACGGCAAATTATCAACCAATCCATTTTGTATATTCCCAATTATCCGGTCTAACAATTCCGGGTTGTCAATAACCGGGGCTTTTACGCTATCTGCCATAAATTTGTGTTTTAGCTTCGTTAATCAAATCCGGATAAATATATTGCCATATCAATATTGCAATGTTTTCATCCGTTAATCCTAATATCTGACGTCCGTATTTCCTTATCAAATCTTCGGTCTTAAAGTCAGACGCCCTTATTTCAAATTGCTTGTCTCCGACTTCCAAAAAAAAGCTACTTTCAAAATCGCCCTCATCCCTTAACGTTACCCGGTTTGTCGGCTGTCCCTTGGCCTCCTTTATCGCTATTGTAACCGGGCTATAAGGCGCATAATCCGCAATTTCGACGCCCAAACGGTTAATTCCTTGTTCATACAATTGTTCCTCTGCGTTTAAATCTACAATATACGCTTCGTTGTCCCATATAATATTTTGGATTAGCCGTCCGGACGTCAAAGCCTCGTTGAAATTCGCAACCCTATTTCGCAAGTCGGTTATTTGCTTCATAATGTACAATTTTTGCGTGAAATTATATACAACTTTCCCTTTGAATTATATAATTACACTGTTCTGTACCTCACACCTCTATTGTTGCAACTTAAACATATACGGTCTAACCCCTGCGTGTCAATGTTCAATGCTTGATATGCCTTTTTTAAGTCATATCCCAATCCGCCGGGACGTACTCCGGACGTGTTTCCGTCTAGCTCATACAATATGTCTGTACGGCTTGCGTTAGACTGATTGCGGTTAATCCTTACATTTGGGTTCATCGCTAATGTTCTTAACGCAATTGCGGCTACTTGTCTTTGTATGACGGTTTGAAATATATTCTTTTGCGAAATTATAAAGTCTGTCAAATCGCAACCAATAGTAAATTCGCAATTCAACCCGTAATTTTGTGTACGAGTATACATCATGTATGCAATATCCCATAACTCCGGATATTCTGCGAACGTTTCCGCTGCATGATACATAAATGGCGTTACTTGCAAATACTTAGTCAATTCACGCCACAATTGTACGGAACCAATGTTGCATGTGCCACACGGTTCTCGGCTCCAATCTTTTGACACATTTATTGCCTCCATGCCTGCGGGTAACTCGTCTTGGTTATAACATAGATACCACGCCCCCCCGGCGTTATTCCCGTCGCTGATATAAGGCAAATAGCAATCAGTCACCGGGAACCACTGAAAGCCTCCATTTGTGACGGTAAAATCTAAATCAAACGTCTTTATTGGGTCTATCTGTGACGAATGAAATAGGTACATCTTTACAATTCCAGTTCCTCCGGTCATTTGCAAACCAATACGTTCAATTTTCATGGTTACGCCCATTGAGCGCACCGGGACAATTTCGAAGCCAACCAATTTATGATTGTTGCGTAACGTTGCCCGTATGCGTCCGGCACCATCAAAAAATGTCTTACGCTCCAATAAATTACGTGTTTCCTTGTCTAACTGCTTTATCTGCGTAAATGTCTGTATGGCTGTCGCAATTCCGTTTCGGCTCATTCTCTCCAAATAGTCCGACAACATATTGTATGGTTTCCAATATGGGTCCCCGTAATCCTCACGGCTGTAATCGTTATTAGAATTGCTCGCCGTCGGTTCCTCTCCGGTATTATCAATCTTTGCAATCCAAACAATATTATTATGACGTACTTTTTGCCCTGCTTTGTATGGTATAATGATATTCCATTCCGGGTATTGCAACCCCCAATCATCCGGCATAATCGACGACATGTTATCTAACGTCAAAAGCGGGTGCGCACCTTGAAAGTACAACCCGCTCTCTGTTTGTGTCAGATCTGCGTCAATTGCTTTTGCCGGGTCAAAAGATTGTTCCCACCCGACAACGTGCAACAATGCATCTTGTATCTCTTTAATTCTGTACATAATTATTGATTTTCTACTGCAAATGAAATTCGTGTAATGCTGTCTACCGTAACAACCAAATTGTTACGGTCTTGTTTGCCGCGTCTGTCTTGATTGATACCAACGTTTCCATAGTTCTATAAATTAAAAAAGGGACGGGGGATTTTCCCCGCCCCCATGTGTTAAACTTAACTGACAATTACGCGGTCTGTGTAAAGATTGGCGTCTTTTCCGAATTGGTGACATATACGGGCATACCCAATGGCACATTTTCGGCACGTGCGGCAATCTGTGCTTTGATAATCGGATTTGCTACGGTTTCCGTGTCGCTGTTGTATGCGATAATAAACGCGACGTCAACGCTGAATCCGAAATACTCCTTAACGTTACATGTCATGTCCGCACTTGCTGCGCCCGCAATCTGCGATTGGTCGCCTACAGCTGTGTAATAATGCGAACCAACGGGCAAATCAATGTACGGCAAACGTACAACGTCCCATTCGTGGAAATTGGCACGTGTACGGCGCAATGCCTCACGGTCAACACGTGTTAACACGCCAACATTTCCGTCCTCTACGGCAAAGAATGTGCCGTTTTTGCCCACTTCGTTAACAACGTTATTTGTGTAATGGAACACCTTGTTGTCATACTCCATGCGCTTGTTGACGTCGTTGTAAATTCCGTGCTGTGCCAATTTATTAATTAGGCTATCAATGCCCGCATTACCGACAATATGCACCATACGTGGGTAACAATTCGCCCTCATCATCGGGTTAATGTCGCCCATAATCTCGGTTGCCATCTGTGTTGGCACCTCAATAACGTTTGTAGTGAAATTGTAATTCAATTTGTCTTTCAGCAATTGAGTTTTCCCAGCTTCCAATGCCGTAACGGCTGCTTTGTCGAGAGAATCCGCCAATGCACGGCAATTCTTTTCCATCTTACGGTTGAAGTCATGTTCATACGATATTTCGTTGTTCATATACAACGACGGAACCATTGTAAAACCGATTGCGTATGTTGCCCATACAACCGTGTAAAGTGCTGACGTGTTTTCATCATCCGCAATAACACACGAACGAACGTTGCTAACGGTAACATCGCTATCATAATTGATAACTGGAACTTGTACCGTATTGCCAATTGAGGCAAACGCACGTTCACGCAATTTTGGCGACAATATAGAATTTGCGGCGTTGGTCTGTTCAATGAAAAAATCCAATGCGCCATACTCACACGGGCGGGTCATGTTACGGTCTAGCTCCGGGTTTTCAACTCGCCAATTCTGTAATCTTGTTGCAATTAAACTCATAGTTAATTAATTTTTAAATTGTTATTAAATGCGGGTGTCCCTTGCCCGTGATTATCTTTCCGGTAATTTGGATATGTTATTGTCTTTCCACGCTTGTTTCATCGCATCGTCAAACTCCTTTGAACCATTCAACATGCCTTGCTGCATAAGTGATTTGGCAATAATTTCATAGGCTTCATCCCTTGTTTTGGCACCGCTGACTTCAAAGGTAACATCCTTTCCGCCTCCATTTCCTCCCACGGGTGGATTTGTTCCAGCTCCCGTCTGCTGCCTTGGCTTCTCCAATACTCCCATGCTGTCCAATTCCTTTGTCAGCAATTCAGCGGGCGTAAACGGGTTTAACTGATTATTCGGGTTGCGCATAATTGCGCCGCTCGCATCTTTAAACGCCAAAATCTTTCCGCCGTTGCCGTCGTCTATATATTCCGGGTCCATACCTTTTACTTTCTCGGTTGCCTGCGCCAAAATAACCTTTGTGACGCTGCCCGGAAAACCGGATTTGAATTTAATCCCGGCGGCTGCTGTCTGCAATGCGTTGTCAATTCTTACTCCGAACAACTCTTTTTCGTGGTTTGCCTTTTCCGTATCATACTTGGTTGTCAACTCGGTAAACTGCGTTGTTACGTTTTGCAAATCTGCCTTTGCCTGCTTCAATGCTTTCACGGTCTCTGCATCTGCCGCACCATCGGCAATAGCTTTTTCCAAACGTGTTTTTTCCTTGGTCAATGAATCAATCTGCGATTGCAGCCCGTTTGCGCTATCGGCTTTTGTTTTCATTTCGCCCATTACACGTTTTGCGTAATCATACGTTTTTTCAGTTCCGTTTTTGGTAATACCGGACACTTCCAATATGTCGGCGTCTAACGCTCCGTATATTTCGCCCGTTTTCTTGGCAATGACGCTGTTTTCGTCGTTCTGTGACAATGTTGTAATCGCTGTTATCTGTTCATCCGTCAGACCGGATAATGCCGCATTTGCTGTTAAGATCTCTCTCGTTAACATAATTCTTTCCCTTTGAATTTAATTAAGTGCAATTGCTTCAATTGACGCACTATTTGCGTTTACAATGTAGATTGTGTATTTCGGCGCATCCTCGCTTGTTGTATCTACTAACCAACTAACGACCTTTGCATGGCTGATTTTGTTTTCAACTTCTTTTGTTACCAACACGACGTCGGCAATTGTGCCGCCCTTAATACATTCAATCAACTTGTTCTTTGTGTCGCCGTCTAATGTTGCGGCGGTCGTGGTTACTTCAATAACCAAATTGTCCTGCTGTGCAATCTGTGCCATAATTGTATTTTTTATTGTTAAACTTTCTCGTTACTTTCCGGTGTTTCGGTTGCCGTTTCTTCTGTCTTTTCGGCTTTCGGTTTTCGTCCGGGTCTCTTTGTCTCTTCCGGGATAACTCCGGCGGCTTTCAGTTCTGCAATAATTTCCGCTTTCATTTGCTCAAGTTCTGCCGCTTTTGCTTCTGCTGCCGCCTTTGCCTCTGCCTCTGCCTTGGCTCGTTTGTTTGCCTCAATCTTTTCTTTGTTTGCTGCCTCCCAAACGTTCGGGTCATGTAAGATGTCTACTCTAAAACCCTGCTTTCTCAAATCATGCAAACCAAATGTCTCAAAGTATTTCTTTCCGAAAACTTGAATACGTGGTTTGGATAACCTTTCCCCGGTCTCTCCGTGGAATTTGACGACCTCAATTCGGCAATGATAACAATTTTCTTCCCCTTTTGGGACAATGAAGTTTTCCGGGGTAACGTCCAATAATCCGACGTCCTTAGTCTTACCCTCAATTTCTGTTTTCACTCGCATAATCTCTAAATTTATTGGTTATAATTTCAATTTTCTGTTTAAAAGGAATGTTACTTCCAAACTCAATGATATTAGTGTTTTCTCGTTCGAATCTGCGGACAAAGTTAGCAAAATTCAATTTAACTTTCAAATCATCTTCCGAAATTAAATTCTTAGAGTACAAATCTAACACTTCATTACGGCACCAATGTCTGTATGGCTCCAATTCCGCCAATACTAACATACGTTGTAATTGCGTCGGGTCATGTCTGTACTCCGTTTCGATAATCTGATTTTGCAGTGCGTCCAATTCCGCCTCGCTTGCTCCGTTATCCTTTGCAAGCTTGTATCTCTCACGTAATTTATTTACATCGTACAAATAAAATTCCGTGCCGTAATTTATCTTTGCGGATATAAACATATTACCATATCGCAAACGGCAAACGGTTTCATCAACAAATTGCTGTGCCTCTTCAAATCCCTTTTTAACTCGGTTAAGAATTGTGCTTTGGCTCTCGAAATTCGCTTGTATTTGCTGCTCATTCAGCGCATCCCGTGTGGTTATCTCTTCATTGGTGCCGACAACTGACGTTATGATATTTGTCCGCAAACGCTCTTCCTCGGCAACATTGTAGTCCAAACTGCTACGGTCAACCGTTAACATCTGTATTGGGTTGCGCAAATCCGGCTGTTTATCGCCATCCGGTACGGGTATTTCAATGTATGTTCCGGCTCCGGCAATTCGCTTGTCCCCACACTTAGGACATGGAACCAATAATCCCGCTTGGTCAAACTTATAATGTCCTTCTTTGTCTTTCAAAAATCCGCCGTCGCAAAAATCGCCATTCTCGGCGTTAGTGAAATCGCAATTTTGTTCATAACCGGAATAAATAGGGTACGACCCATACAAATCCAATATGCGCTTTGAAATATGATAAAACAAAAACCAATCCAAAGCCTCTAATTCATCAGTCAACGGCGACGCCTTGACATCGGGTTCGCATAAATTCAACGGTTCATTCCAAAAGAAACGTGCCGGACAATACCCCAAATCATGCGGCGCATCAATCAGTAATTCCTTAATATTGCCGCTCTTAGCCGCAAACACTCTATAACGTTCATCATCAATGACAACAATTATATCATCTTTTTGCTTAAAGATAATCCAATCCATGTTACCCGTTTTGTCATTCACTTCATAAGTAACGACTTGACTTATTGGCAACCAATAGAAATATGGCTCGGGATAATAGGTTGTTTGTTCCTTGGGCACATCAACAATCAAAACGCTGTTTATTTCGGTTTTGAAGTATTCCCAACCCTTTGTCGACCAAACTTCGGGTTCATGCAATACATTTTGTCGGTAATACTCCCAATCATCCCGTTGCTCACTATTCATGAATTGATAATTGAACGCCGGGTTGCGTCCGTCAAAAATGCGGCTTAGTTTATCAAAACAAACGCCCGTTACCTCGTTCGTATTGACGGGGTAACGGAACATGGTTTTAAATAATTTGAGTTTGTCTGCGGGTAATATGTTAGATACAAAGGCCAAAAAATCGGTTATTGGCTGCATGACGTAAGGCGTCAACATTTTTTGAGCATGAAATCTTATGCGGCTTTGATGGCATAACGCTCTATCAATCGCCGTTTTCTTTTTCCGCTCCGTTATCGCCTTTTTTATCTGTATTATATCTAATCCCATTTTCTTTGTCAAATTCAAATTTACTATTTTTGGGCAACTGCCATCCGCCGTTATTTTGCATCCTCAACAATCTTTCGGCGTGGCTAACTTCAAATTCACGTGTCGTGCCTAATGTCAGACATTCTAACAACACGGTTGTTTTCTTAGGCTTCGCCATTCTTCAAATCAGTTAGTGGGTTGAAATCCTCCGGTGCGACAATAGCCAAATCATCAGACCAATTCGGCAAGAACGACCATTGTATGGCGTTGCTGTCGGGTGCCTCATATCCGCCCAATGTCTTGTCTCCAATGAAAAGGGAACGAATCGGTATCGGGTAATATGTCGTTTCTGTCTTCGTGTCTCTGATTGCGCCGATGTTTCCGTTTTCATCAAACAGATATATGCCCAAATTCTGCGAATCACTTTCGCACTGCAATTCTTTCAATGATTTTATTATTGATTGGGGCATTTTTCGCATAACTCCGGTAAACGGCGTTGGCTCCCTACCGACAATCTCCTCTATACCGCCCAATGTCTCATTTCCGCCGCCAAATGTTCGTGCGGCTCCAGCCTCTGCCGTTGGTGCTTGTATGTATGGAGACACAACAACCTTTGTGTCGTCACTTGCTGATAACAACGGCGTCCATGACGCTTTTTTCTCTATACCCGCATCAGTCGCAAACGAATTTTTCTGGGCCGCACTCTTGTAAAGACGCTGAAACGCTACTTTTTGAATCTGTCCGAAGCTCTCGGCACACATGAAGTTTGGAATGTTTGGCAACGCTGTTGCTGCCGGGCATTTACAAATAGCCATAATCTAAAAATTTTTAACGTTAAAACTAAAAAATTAATTATCTCCGGGCTGTCCCTTTGCCCTTACTTTTGCAAAGATATATTTTTTTCAAAATATCCGCAATTAAAAATGTTAATTTCGGCGTCTTATGCCCTTATGTACTGCATTATACGGCCTAATATCGCCATCCGCCAATTCTTTTTCATATATTCCGGTCAAACCGTCCTCCGGGTCGTCGTGCTCATTTGCTGAAAAATCACGCAAAAACCCGGTTACGTGTTCATATACCTTTGGAAAACGCTCCTGCCATCCTAACGGCATTATGATTTGTGCGTTTACACTTGCGGAATTGGTTATTATACGGCTTTCCTTGTTGGCTCCTTGGTAAAATGGTTCTGAAATAGCCTTAATCTTTTTTCTTATCAACTTTTCAAATCCGGAACCGCCGTTATTACTTTCAATCCATGCTTTCTGCGTGCCGCATCTGTTAATCATGTCCGGTACGGTAACGGCTGTTACATCTGTGTTTTCCTGCGTAAATACCATATCAGTAATTAGCGCATACAGAATAGGCTCAAATCGTTTCTTTTGTTCGTTCCATGCCTCATTGCCGGACTTGAAAATATCATAACACGCCGAAAACGTATAGTCATCGCCCTCGTCTGCCACGTCTGTATAATTGCCGCTACGTATATATGTGCCCCACTCTGATTTATCAACGTATGTTCTAAACGGGTTGCGATACAACCTACCCTCTGCGCTTCCGGGGTTTCCTTGATATAGACATTGAAATTGGATAGGGTCTAATGATCTTTGTAACTCCAATTTTTCCCGGCTGTGCCTTTTGTCCCATAAAGCCTCTCCGGGCTGCCTTGGATCGACCTCCGTAGGTTCTCCGGTTTTTAGTCCCTCGAAATTAATTCGTACCCATGCCCCGGCAGGAATATTCTTAACATCATCCCAACTCTTTATATCAATGACGGTTTCGCCGCTCTTTTCAATACGGCCTATCAAATCATCATCATGCCAACGTGTAAAAACAATTAATTCTTGCGAATCATTGTGTAATCGGGTACGTACCACGGTTGTGTACCATTTCCATGCTGCATTTCGTACAATCGGGCTGTTACCCTCGGCGTAATCCTTGTAAACGTCGTCTAATATTGAAACATCAACCGTCTTTGATGTCAGCGAACCGCCACGACCAACGACACGTAACGAACCCTTATGTCCGACAATTTCTATTACATCAGAATTTCGTAAGTATGTATTAGCCATTGTTACAACGTTAGACCCATTTAGATATATTTCCGGAAATATCTCCCGATAACTCGCCGTGTCAATTATCCTTTGAACGTCTCTGTTAAAATCTCGTGCAATTGTGGCCGCATACGAACCGATACATACTTTTGTATCGGGATTTAATCCTAACATAAATGCGGGCAGGCTCCTACTTGAACCCTCACTCTTGCCATGCTGCGGCGGCATTTGCACAATCATTTTTCGTATGATACCATGCGCAAACATATCTAACAATGTATAATATACTTGATGGAATGGTTCTAATACTAAATCCGGTTTCATATACCGGGCAAAATTTATAAGACGCCGACGTGCTGCACTTCTCACTATCTCGCCCGGATTATTCTTTATTGCGGCATACATTTTTAGCAATTCTGCGTTATTCATCTTTTAATCCTCCGTCAGTTATTAAGTATTATTTAAATACTGAATTATTTTTTACCGACATAATGCGAACATGCTATGTGCCCCCTCACAATGAAATATTTTTCATGTGGGCATGTCAGACATATAGGTTTGCCGTTCAAATCCAAATGTCGATGTAAATGTGTTACCCATTCGGCCAACGCACAATTATCACATATCAGCCTTTCGGGTTCCTTTTTATTTGCTTTCTTGCGTGCTGCCATTTGTGCCCTCCTTTTCTGCTAACACTTTTTGATATTCCGCTGACTGCAATTTATCGGCTACGGCAAACAACAAATCATCCGGTATTGCACTAACATCATACTGCGGCGCATCACTTCTTACACTCTCTTTTAATCCGGGAATATCAACCTTAATTGGCGCATCAAATCCCAACATCTTTGCACGGCGTTGTTGCACATTCAGCAACAAATCTAAATAACGGGGATTACCGGACGAAGTTTCAACCATTTTTTCCTCATAACCGTAATATTCCGGGTTGTCTTTGTCCTCTAACACTTTGCGTAGTTTGGCATTTTGTCGGTTTTTCTCTCTCAACTTGCTTTTTTTTGAACGCTCCCACGCTTCCCACAACTCAACCTCCATTTTATCTAATTTGCGCAATTCTTGCGTGACGTAATCGTCGATATTTTCCAAACGCTCACGTTTCCACTCTATCAACAAATGTTGCATGTCCCAATATACCATTTGTTTTGTTATGGTATATCCGACACCACGCCGGGCGTTTTCCTCATTCAATCGCTCTGAAATCTCTTTATATGTGTAACCACGCAAAAACAGATTTGAACAAAACGCCAAATCAAATTCCCTTTGATCTTTTGTTCTCTTGCACATTTTCGGGCGTCCGCCCCTTTGTCTTTTACTCTCTTCCATTTTTTAAACCTTTTTATAACGGCAAATTATATACACTTGCTTTCCTCTCAAACGCTGCTTTCCCTTTGCTTGTTATTTTCGGGGAATTTTCGTTTTAAGCGGGTTTTGTTTATTCCTTGATAACTTTATCGTCTTTTATATTTTCGTAGCCCTACGGGGCTAAATTAGGCCTCATTCGGGTTTCTTTACTATACGGCAAAGCCCCGGTTATTGTTCCGGGGCGTTTTTAACCTTGTTTATCGGTTTGCGGTCGAACCAAAAGATGTTGAAATAGATGTTTGTCATATTTCCGTTCTTGCCGACCTTTTGAACGTAGTAATTATATCGTCCGTCATCCGTCGGGGTAATGTCTTGTATAACTCCGACTTTGCAGTCATGCTTTATTTTGTCCCCAATTTTAAACGGGCAACTCTCACGGATATACTCTGCGTTGATTTCCTCCAATTTTTGGTTGTACCTAATCAATGCATCGTTTCTTTTGTTGTCAATCTTTTTTCGTTTTTTCAAATATGTTTTCTTATCCATAACTTTATCTTTCTGTTGGTAAATCTACGGTTAACAATACGGGTTGCAATGGTTGGTTAAATGTCAGCATTGACAAATGTATTGTTCCGGTTTCTTTTACTCTCTCCAATTCCTCCGGGGACAACTGCCATTTGGTAATTATAAGCCCCTGCGGGTCATTCGGGATTTTCATCGCGGGTAACGGCATATATTCCAGTTGGTCTTTTGCAAAGACTACATTCACGCCGGGAAATTCAATTGGTTTCATTTTTCTTTTCCTTTCTTTTTAAAACTACTGCATCCCATTTTTCAAAAATATAGATTACAACATCTACAATTAATGCAACCCACGACAAAAGACTAAGCCCTAATATTGTAAATACGTCGCATAGTTTTATATCTGAAAATTCTCTTTTTTGTGTATCATAGCAATATATGACAATACTAAGCCCACTAAATAAACAATTATCCAAATCATTTGCTTTTATCCTTTCTGCTCATTGCAAAATCCGTCACCCTCAATGTTCTCATTTTCAAAGTTACTGCAATTTCCACAAACCGGGCTTTCCGGCTCTTCGTGCGGGTGTCTGCGCATGAAATCCGGGTTTTTCTCTCTACCCGTTATTTTCTTGTATGCCATTTCCTGCAATTCTCTTTGGGAATATCCAAATAACGCCGCAATATGGAATAACACTGCGTTCAAATCTGCCAACTCGTCTATAATTTCAGACGTGTTTTCCGGCATTATTCCATTTACCGACATGTCATCAGCAGCAACAAACAATTCGTGGTATTCCTCTGTAAGTTTTGAAAATCTACGTTGAAAGTTCTTTCCAAAAAGTTTGTTCATTTTCTCAAACGATCTTTTTTCGGCGAAATCTAAAACTGCTGCGTTGTCGTCCTTTTCCTCAAAGTTTGCTATAAATGTCGGCGCATCCATTTTTCCAAACTTTCCTTCCGGTGTCAATACGATATAATATCTTTCCGGGACATCTAACATTAAGCCATTTTCGGTTGGGAATGAATAAACAGCTACGCCGCCCGGCTTTACGGGAATCCTCATAATTCCTCCCCCGGTAAACTCATTCAGTCTTTCAAAATTATCACGTGATACCGGAATAGCTCGCACTTCCATTAATTTACGGCAATACAAATATCCGGCATTTTCGTTTGGCTCTTTCAACTCTGAACGTATTTCGTTTGGCAAATTCTCCGCCCCTTTTTCGTATTCGACATAAAATGTTGAGCCATTCAACAATGCATGTTCTTTAATTAATCTTATGTCTTTTATTCTTTTTCCATATCTACCTTTTACGGCATATATTGCGGCCTCAATAATCTTTTCATCTTTATGCGGGGCGTACATTTTAATTGTAAAAAAATTGTCAGCCTCTTTAACTTCCAGTTCTGAATCCGTTATGCTTTTAATCATCAAAAAGACTTCCGCATCAAACGGGGTTAATCTACTTTCACTCATCGCTCTTGGTTTTTAAATTATACAATTTTCTGAAATAAATTCTTTTATTATCAGTCCGTCCGTATTCATCGCAAAATTTTGAACAATCCATTCCATCCATTATGCAAATATTGCAACGCAACAAAGGAAATGGACATCTATTTTTACTCAACAATATTTCCGCTTTTTCATTCCATCTCTCGGCAACTATTACCATCCCCCGGTAAACGGAACGTTCGCCGGGGTTGTATTGTTTTTCCGGGTCAAACGGTTGCGGTTTCTTGGTTCTCATTGCCTAACTGAATATTGAAATCATCAAATAGCTTTTTCAAATTCTCGTCAGCTCCGGCCACTGATATACGGACATTCAATCCGCCAACAACGGCCAAATCAGTAATTCTACAATCGTAATTTCCTGCGTTTTCCTGCAATTTTACGGCTGTTTTGCCGGGCAAGATCTTAGTAATTTCTTTCATTAATGATTTTCTTTAACGTGCTTACAAATATACTACTTTTTTTCTTAATCCATATAAGGCGCAAACCAATAGACATGAAAAATAATTTCAATTCAAAATCAACATAAGCATCATTGCCATTTACACCCTCAACCACCAATCCGGGCAATAGAAATATTTGTCTGAATTTCCAATTGTTCTGCAAATATATAAATGCGCCGATACGCCAAACGTGGAATCCTATTTTTTTCATTTTATCTGTTTTTTAATCTGCAACCAACTTTTTTTATCAATTACCATTTTTCGGGGATATTGCATTATTTCGCCCTTTGTGTAAACTAAATTATAAATACCTAATTGCCCTTTAATTGGCATTTCTACAACTCTACGTGGGTTGCGCATCATCCATCCGAAACCCTTTGTTGTTTTCGCCCTCTTTTCCTTTGGGATCCGGGTGTTTTCCCAATCCTCCGGCGTGAACTCTTTTATAGGCTTTACGTCGTACAATTCAACCAATCCCAACGTAACGCCGCTTTCCATTCCCGGATAAACCGGGGACGCTGCGGAACATATCAGTACGTCGCCACGATATGACGTGTTTTTGCTCCGAACTTCAATTGATTTCTGCCCGTAGATAACGCCGCTTTCGTCCTTGTATGCCTCCGTTACCAAATCATTTGCATAAGGCTGTTTAACGGTTAATGCGCGCCAACGGTCGTGTTTTTCCGGGTCATAATCTTTATTCATGTACTGCATAATTCATTTTATTTTTGGCGGGTGTCATTTATTGCAAATCCAATAGGTCTATTTGGTCGTGGCTGCTGTATTTTTGGCTGCACAAACTCACATACTGCTATAACCTTATTACCTTTTGTCCGGGTTCCAATAAGACGGGCACCCGCCGGAATTATAATTTCAATTTCAAAACTCATTTTAGAATGGTAAATCATCAGCTGGGTTTGGCGTTGGTGCCGTTTGTCTTGTCGCGTTCTTTTCTCCATCTTTTTGCGGCGTCAGCATTTCCATGTCATAACCGTATACCTCGGTAATATAACGTTTAACCCCGTTGCTGTCCTCATAACCTCTTGTTCTCAACTCACCCTCAATATATAGTTTGTCGCCTTTTTTGACATATTGCTCTGCAACTTTGGCCAATCCATTTGACAATACGATATTATGCCATTCGGTGCGTTCCGGAACTTCCTTTCCATCTCTTGTCTTATAGCCCTTTTTTGATGTTGCTAACGAAAATTGAGCAACGGCTCCGCCATTTTCAAATGTCTTTATATCGGGGTCTTTGCCAACATGTCCCATTAAAATAACTTTGTTTACGCTCATAATGATAATGATTTAAAAATCCATGATATTATACAAAACAACGTCCATATATAAGACACAACCGTAAATGTCAAGAACGTAAAGAAAACAATTTTATATCCGGTTTTAGATTTTATTTTCATCACTTAAATTTTACGCAATCCAACAAATAAGTATTTTTCAATTCAGACCATCCAGCCGCATGATTTATTGCTTTCCTGTCGTCGTCATACACAAACTCACAAACCCAACCGCCGACGCTTGACAGCTCCGCCAATCGCACTAATTTTCCTACTAAATACGAACGCAATTTGTAATAACTTGAATTTTCGCCAACAAATAACACACGTCTTTCAGAATTTATTTCGGGCGATTTTTCGATTTGCGGGCGTTTCCCACGTTCCGGATACATTTGTACTCTCTTATAATCTCTTTTGATTGAACGGCGTGAAATAGCCCCGTAATCGGGTGTTTTCTGTTTTGTCCTCATAATCTTAATTTCTGATATTCATTTTTTAATAACTGAATAATTCTAACATTTCCGGGATATATACGCATATTCTCACGGTCGCCATTCTCCCAACGGTTATGCATTTCAAAACAAAGTATATTTATGTTCCTCGGGTCGTGCGCCATTTCCGGGTATGCTCCACGTGTCAATATATGCGAACAATAGGTTGCCGAATAATTATGTAACGGCCGCAATGTTTCCTCGCATCTGTGCGGTTTATGCTCCCATACCCACCGGAAAAATCTTTGGTTGGCAACGGGAATGTTACCACGTCCAAACACACAATGTCCGAACAATTCCCGTTGCAAATCAGCCCTTAATCGTATGTCTAACCGAAAATTGCGAATATCCAATAACGGCTCATATCCATGCAACACGCAATAATCATATTCGTAACGTTCTGTTAACAATATAGGCTCCATTACTTATTTCCCGGATCTGTGTCGGACATGTAGACCAAAGGATTTGCTTCTCCGTTTGCTCCGAACAATTCCATTTGTGCCTTTTTGCCCTCAAACAGAAATTCGTAAACTTCATTTTCAATGTTCCAAACGATATTTTCCAAATCCTCCTCAAAGCCAAATGTTTCAGTATTATATTTCAGTCGTGGCGAATTAATCGCCGTTTTCTGATTATTAGAAACCGTAAACAATCCGGTCAATACGACACCGACATTATCATCCTGCCCGGATAGCGAGACACCACGAACTTCAATGTTTGCCAAACATTTGTCTGCGAAATCCTCTGATAATTCAATTTGTTTTTTTGTCGCCTTAAATTCCGGCGTGGCCATCAATGTTTTAAATGATGTTATGTTGAATATCCGTCCCATTATCGGGCAAAGGTCTTTGAATAAAGACCTCAAATCCGGGTGTATATCCTTAGCACTCATTACATGATATTTATTCACGTAAACTTCATTTGCGACGGTTTCCGTTACTTCATAATGTACGTCTAATCCGCCATCTTTCAGCAATTTAACCTTTGACAAAGAAAATTTATCCTTTGACGGTACGGGTATTACATTTTTTTTATCGCTCATAATTTTATTTATTATTTTTTGTTTCCGGGCTCCTCCCGGTTGGTTGTAATTCAAATTTCTCACATATAACATCATCGGCGTAAACGCCATTATCAGCGCATTGCTGATAATAGATGCAATCAATACATAAGTTCATTAAAAATCATTTTCGTTCAACAATTCATGTTTCTTATTTTCCGTAGGCTCAACTTCTGGTAATTTTACCGGGGACGGGTCGCAAAACTCAATTATGCGTTTCACTTTTTTTGTTTTGGCGGGTTCCTTTTTGGATCTGAAATTCAACGTGTTCTCCGGATATTCTTTTTGTTTCAATTCAATAATACCATTTTCGACCAAAACCGGAATACAACGTTTGCATGCCCTCACGTCCTCTAACGCATCATGCGCTGGGAATGTTTCGCCGGGGAAACATTTATTATAAAGTTCTTCCAACGTCGGATATTTGATACCTTTCCCGTTGCTTTTTTTTGCACCGACAAATTTAATAGTTTTCATCATTGTATCAATACGTTTTCCCTTAAATAATGCTTTGTCGGCCTTTGCATCATAATATTCACGCCCCATAATTGATAATATCATTGCTTTTACAATTGACGTGTCAAAGTATATATTATGGCCAATTAACAAGCGGGCTGATGTGCAATCCTCCAAAAATTCATCAATAACAAATTCAAATGGTGCGCCCTCGTTCTGCGCCCTTGGGCGGAATCCCGGTTGTTTCGCAATCAAAGACCAAAACATTTTTCAATGTATTATTCACTCTTTTCATTTTTCTTGTTTTTTATTCTTGTTTCTTTTTCACGAACATTATACCCACATTTAAATGCGGTCAAATAAATATAATCGCATGCCTCATACATCGTAGGGCTGCATTTCCCATTTGCGGGGCATTTGTCACACGACAATCGTTTCTCATTGTCCCTTGCCTTTTGCCCGATTTTATCCAAATCCCTATATGGTTTCATTCAAAATAAACTTTGCTGTTTATCTATATTTTTAGTCAATTCTACATACTTTGCATGTGCAATCCATACACACCCACATTTTAAACATTTTACACAGCTATACCCATGCGGCGTATATCTGTACCGGATAACCCGCCAATATGACAACGGGTAACATTTTCGTGGTTGATTACATTTGCAAAACATTTATCATTTCTTTTTTGAAATATAGTAAAGTATTGCATACATTACAATTGCAATCAAAATTATGATAATTGTTAGTATGTCCCATATTGTAATTATAATCATATCAAATAGTTTTAGGGTCGTCAATAAATATGCTGTATTCCTCTGCTGCAATCTGTTTCAAATGCTCAATGTGTTCTATCAATTCAGCATTGTTTAACTCTGCAATTGTCCGCAAGCGTGTTTCGTATTTTCCGGTTGTTATATCCGGTGTTTGCTCATACATAACCGGGGACAACTCACGCAAACGACGTTCTGTTTGTTCGTCCGTCAGACGTTCGCCCGCCTCCCATATTCCGCTCTTAAACGCTGGTACAACGTAATTGAAATAATACCCTTTCAAAGCCTCCGACGAACCGGGCGACGCTACACTAAACTGGGCGATTATTCGACAGCCTTTGTGCATTGCAAAGAATTGATTTAATTCTCCCATATACATTTGCAATCCGCCGTTATTATTAATCATTCCCGTTGCTGTTATCTCTCTTTTTTTCATTGTCTTTCTTTTCTTTATCAGCCAATTGTTTCATTGTCTTATTGAAAGCCTCATTGCCAACTTGCAATATAAAGTTCCTTTCACTGCTTGAATATCCCTGCAACTTCTTATCCATTGCATTTGCATACAATACCGTCATTTGCCCCGGATCAAAAACTCCCCGTTCCTGCAAACGGTCTATTGGGTGCCTTTTCAATGGCGCAATGGCATTTCTGCGAACGTTTATCAAATCAGTTATAACAACATTCATTTTATGATAAAATTCACGTGTCTTTATAACATCTGAAATTGTCATTTTTTTAATTTCCATATTGTTTTGTTTAAGGGACGCCGGGGAACCGACGCCCCGGTTAATTACTCGCTTTCTGTGTATTCCTCAATAATCAAATCGTCTTGTCCTCTCTTGACTTCCTCAATAAAGCCTTGGAATCCGTTTTTCTTTGCAATCTCAATAATTGCTTGCAATCTCTTTTCGCCCAAACTTTCGCCTCTTGCTATGCGGAACACTTTAACCGTCGGATTGCTCGCAATAATCAATTTTGCGGCAACTTCCATTATCTGCGAATCAGACACTTTTCCGGCAACAAATGGGACGTCATTTAACACCAATCCGTCGTCAGTGAATGAAAGTCCGGAAATAGGCAATTTTGCCGACGAAATAAGTTTCTCACGTTCTGCCGATAATTCCGCAATTTCTGAATCCATCTTTTCGGCCTCTGCCTTTTTGTCGTCTGCCTGCTTTTTCTTTGTCCGATAATCGGCAACTTTTGCAGCCATCTTATTGTGTTCCTCTGCCTTTCTCAACTGCTCTGCTGTATCTAACTTTTCCGGGTTGTTTTCCTCATACTTCGCCAACCAATTTTCCGCATTTGCTTTGCGTTTCTCAAAATCGGTTTTTTCTGCCTCAATCTGTGCAACGGTTTCTTTATAGGTATTTTCTGCCATTTCCATTGCCTTTTTTGCTGCTTCAATAGCTTTTTCGTATGAATCTTTTGCAGCCTCCAAACGTGCCGGAATTTCAGCCAATTGTGTTTTTCTTTGCGCCAAAGCCGAACGAACGGTTTTTGCTTTTTCAATCAATTGTGCGTTTTCCTGCTGTTCCCGCATCAATTCCGTAATATCCTTTGGTTTGGCATACATTTTCAAATCGGCTGTTGTCAATCCCTGCCCAGCTGCATCTGATATTGATTTGTAGGTTTTCAAATCCCGGTTTATTCCGGTGCGTTCTGTTTTCAGTGCGGAAACATTTGTATCAATTTCGGCAATTCTTTTGCGTACATTTTCCGGCAACAATGATTTGACAACTTCAATTTGTTTGCGGCGTCCCTCGGCGGTTTCCGACCAACGGGAAAATTCCACGGCGTCAAAATCTGTATAACCGAAAATCTTTTGCAGCATTGAAATGTTATCGCTCTTCATTCCGGTTGTCTTTGATTTTATGGATAACGTTCCACGTGGATTTGCTTTCGTGAATCGCAATTCAACCTCGTATTCCTCGCCGTCGTCGCCGACAATCATTTTTGCAAAGCCTTTGCTTTCTCCATTTCTTAACACGGCGTCACGGTTCCCGGTCAATAAAGCCCCAATTGCTTTTAAAACGGTTGACTTCCCCAACTCATTATCCCCGGTAATGAAATAAACGTTACCGTCAAAATCTGCGTTAAACTCTTTAATAACTTGAAAGTTTACCAATTCTAATTTCTTAACTATCATGATGAACTCGGTTTATGCCTTTCGGCGGTTAATATTATTTTTTCGTTTCTCTCATTCTTTGGTGTATCAACGTTTTAACTTTGACAAACACGTCCCGGTTGTCCTTTGCTTCCTCAACCGTGCAATCAGCAATAAAATTGTCCAAACGTTTATATAAGTCGTCCAAATCCTTATAACTCATAGCATGCCTTTTGGCTCCCATATCATCAACAAATTCAGTAACTTTCACAAAATCAATTTGCTTATTTGCCTTTGCCTCATTTAAGCGGCCTAACTGATAATTATTCACGGTTTCAATATCTCCAACTTTTCTTATTTTCCGCAAATGTAGGTATGTACCTAAATACCACACAATCGGGTTGTCGCTATATATAGCCGTCAATTTTATTGTCGTTGTTTTCATATTACCAAATCATTACGTCGTCTTTTTGTATATCCATTTTCCAACACTCTGAAAAAATATATTGTAGATCAGCATTTGAAAAAATGATTGCACAATCCTTGGTTCTTACCAATTGGTAATAAAATGATTTTTCCCCATAAGGGCCTACCGGACTAACATATTCAATGAAGTATTTGGTCCCAGTTAACTTAGCTGTATCCTCTGTTGTCATGATGTATATTGTTTCATCCGGGAACCCGCCCGGTCGGTTTGTTGTTATCAACGGTGCAAATATACGTATATTTTTTTAATTACCAAAACCTTTCCTTTAATTTTATCAAAAAAAATGCCCCGGACGTATTGTCCGGAACAAATTAAAACAATTCTAATTGTTTGTCAAATATCTTATTTATAATATTATCAACTTGCTTTTCTAATTTCTTGCAAGTTTCCAATGTCGCCGTATTTCTGTGCGCAAAATATCGGCGTTGGTTAAATCTCATTTCTTTAACCAATCCCGCAAACTCATTTAGTGTTATTTTTGCGGAATTTTCGTTCTGTGGGCTTATATTCTTTTCCATGTGCAATTTATCCATTTAGTTATTAAAAACGTCCTACGGCATTAAAATAATGCGTTGTACACTTTACTCGGCAAATTATCCCTAACCCATTGCGGATTATTCTGTAATATATAACGGCCGAAATGCATAATCAATGTTGCATCAGCGTTCCATAACGTAGGTTTCAATTCCGGATATAAATTCCCTGCTATCTCCTTGTATCGGCGTTTCCGCTCGCTCTTATCCTCTTTCTTGCGGGTCGCCTTTACTCTCAATTTCAATTCATTTTGCCACTTCATGGGGTGTACCATGACAAAAGGAATGTCGCAAACTGAAATGACTGCTTTCAATTGCTCACAATTGGCCATCATTTTTTGTATTCTGTACAATTTGCCCATATTGACGCCATCGGCACCCGGCATTATATCATCCGGGCGAACGCTCAATTTTTCTAAAAAAACCAAAGGCGAACAAATCGACTTCAAATAAGATAAATAATCTTTCAAGTCGTTCAAATCTTTTGGCATTTTTACTGCCTTAATATTTTGGTTTGGCCTCCATGTAACAATTCCGCCGTTACTTCCGGGGTCTACCCCAACAATGCAATCAATTTTCATTTTCTCCCTCCAATCCTAATTTGTAAATCAGCATTCCAAATCTTAATACTTCTACAATTCCTGCATATTTGATATAATCATTCTTTATAGAAACTATTTTGTCAGACAAAGATCTATAATCATCATATTTTTTTAAATCCATGCCAGAAACAAACATATCCCATGCCTGCATATCCATGTCATTGTTTAATATAATTTGGCACGCTTCTTTATTGTTCCCGGCGTTTAATGCTTCCACTAATTTTACTTTTTGTTCCCATTCCATATTCAAAACTTTAAATATTGTTCAACTTGCATTTCCTCGGCAATCATCCGGTCAAACGCTCTGATTATTTCTTTGTGCCGTGCAACTTCATACGCTGCGTAATCAATTTCCGGACTTGCAATGCCTTTTTTGCGCACGGCAAAAGCCGTATATTTATTTATCAGTCCATTTGATATGCGCTGCATATATATTGAATATGCCTTTTTACGGTGGGCGATTGAAACGTTTACATCATCAGCCAATCCGCATTTCATAAGCCAATCATAAACAAACATTTCGTCGCACAATTCAAAGACTACACGCCCGGTATATTTATAGCGTAAAAATAGTTTTCTCTTGCGCTCCTCGACACGCTTGTCATTGTTTCTGACTTGTTCCTCGCTAATATTTGGTTTGCCCGTCGGCAATGCCTTATATGCCTTTTCAAAAACTTCATTCTGTTTCTTTATATACGCCTTCAATATCTTTGATATATAGTCAATATTGAATTGTTGGTAATGTTTCTTGTCAACATTTCCGTGACTATCCCGTGGCAGATAGTCGTCTAATTCTCCTGCCGCCGTCAATTCAAACGCTAATTTTATGTCTGATAATGTCAACGTTCCAAAATAGCGTTGCAATATATCAACAAGCCGTGTCTTGATATACGCCCATTCGTTTTCGTCGTTTGGAATATTATAGCCTACATCAATTGCAATGTATCTAAATATCTGTGACGAAGTTTCAAGCAATGTTTGTTTGTCTATTTCTTGTATTTGCGTTTTGGTTGATGCAACAAATACATACTTCTCAACATTACTAAGACAATTGCATATTTCCGGCAACTGCATCATCTTACGCCGTATATCAATTGACTTTATTTCTGTTTGGCTTAATTCTAACGCCAAATCGGACATGTTTATTTTATCGGGTAAATGTTTCATAATTAGAAATCGTCATTTAAAAATTTAACCGCATCATATACGTTTATCTTAGATGTGCTTTGTTGATATTGTAGCTTAACATGTAATTTGTTGCGCTCCACGTCTCCACGGATAAAATTCCGCACGGTCGCCAACCACCCATTTTTTGTGCGTTTCATATTTTTTTGGTCGCTCCAATCAGCAACGGCATGAAAATAATAGACTAAATCAACTCTTTCAAATTCCGGTGTTGCAAATCTCTTTTCAAACTCTGAATAATCAACACCCGCCCCGGCTTCATCAAATTTTACTAATTTGTAAATTTCAGAATTGCGGAATAATGTTTTTTTATCTTTGCTTTCCTCCGGTTCTTTAATGGGAATGTTTGCCGCAAATTCTAATTGCGGCTTAATATTATTATTTATATTATTATTTATATTATTTATATAGAGCGGATTTTTTTCCGCTTTCACGGGATTTTTTTCCGCTTTCACGGGATTTTTTTCCGCTTTCACGGGATTTTTTTCCGCTTCATCGGATTTATAAACGGTTCCCCAATCTCTTAACATTTGCGACGGGGTAAAATAAATATGATTATCAATCTTAATAATCTCTATCAATCCGATATTTTCCAAACGCTTATAAAGTCTGCGTAATGTATCGACCTTATCCGGTAAAATAGAACAATAAACAGCTACGTTTTTGTAGTCTGCCATGTAGTAAGGTTTCCCGGCATATTGTATTGGATTTTGCGCCAACAAACCAAATAAGCATGACGCTAAAATACTTTCAGTTGGGTTCAAATCTAAAATATTTGAACGTACTAAATCTAAAATTAAATAGCTTCTTTCATTCATATTAAATAAAAAAAACCCGCAATCCGGGCTACCACACACCGGAAAACGGGTTTTGTGCTAATATTAGCAAATATCTTTCAAACGGTGGTAGTCGTTTGTTTTACGCTGCAAATATAATAATTTATTTCTTTTCAAGCAAATTTATTGGCTTTAATGCTTCTGAAACTTTATACAAATTTCCCTCGCTTTCATTCGGAACAATTGTAACAACCGGATAACGGGATTGGTCGCCGGGCTTTTGCGAAACGGCAAATTGTACATTCATATCAAAGATAATTCCCTTTACAAATCCCTTTTCTTGCAATATTGCGTCGAATGTATCACGGATATTAGGTATTGTTGACGCTGTTCCCTTGGTCGTAAATTGCCATACCCCACCGACGCCACGAACCAATGGGATAATGAACGTTACCGTTAAAATTACCGTCCATCCGTCACCGCCGTTTTTTACGGAACGGTTGGGGCGCTTTTCAGCAACCCCCGACATTAAATTTGGATAATCCTTTGTGCTGTATTGGCAATATTGTTTCCCATTCCACACAAAGAACGTTTCGCCATCTCCGTATGCTATTCGTCGCCCGTCGTCGTCCCGGTATTCATACATTTCATTGCAAACTTTCTCCGGGTCGTCGTCCGGAAAAACAATCTGTATTGTTTGCGGCTTTTGGCCATAAGCCTTTGTAAACAATCCGGCATACTTTCCGGTTGGCATGAAATAATCAACACTTTTAGGATATTCCTTGCCGTTAGCCGCTTTCTCCTTGTACCCTACTTTAATGAAACCGACACGTGGTAATACAACACGTTTAACGCCGGGCGTGGGTCTGTTTATTCGTCCTTTCATGTTCAGATCTCCATTTCATCATTTAACAACTCTGTTTTCTCTGTCTTGCAAACGTCTTTCCGTGCATTGCCCACGTTTTCGGGCTGTTTTGTGGCTTTTCCCGGCGTTTTTTCTTTTTTTTGTGCAATTACACGTTTTTCGGTTTTTTTCGCCTTGACGGGCTTATTTCCCGCCTTTTTTACCGTTTTACGTGTGGTTTTCTTTATATCCGGTTCCGACTTATTCTTTTCCGCCGGGGCTTTGCTTTTAACAAGTTCCGCCAACGTCAGCGAAACAATATTGTTTGTCAAATCCGGTTCATTATCCAATGATATTTCCCCGAAAACTGCTGTGAATGTGTTATCTCTCTTCGCATCCTCAACGGCCGCTAATCCTAACAGATACGGAATTTTATCTGCGTTAGGGCTGTTTGTTTGATCTTTCAAATTGTATGTCGGTTTTTTGCGCCAATCTTTCGGGCTGAAATTGTAAATACGGGTAATCGGCATGTCCGGGAAATTCTCCTCCCACATCATCTTATACATGTACAATTGTATCTCCATTTCCTCATAAAATCCTTTGCGGCCGCTTTTGAAATCGACAATTGCGTTTATTCTTTCTTTGGCACCCGGTTTAGCCAACATCGTACACGGCAAATCAATCATTCCGGCATAATTATAGATAGGATGTACCAACGCAATTTCAACAGCCAAAGGCCTTACATTATAATCCATGACAAATTGAGCAAACGCCAATACGTCTTTTTTAAGGTCGTCGGCATAATAAATAAAATCTGCGGGCAATCTGTTTATTTCAATATAATTTTTCAATTTGTCTTTCAGACCGTCTAAATCATAATTGCGATTGATTATAAGTTCCTCAAATTGTGCGTGCATAAATGTTCCATACGCTGCCCGTTCTGCCTTGTATCTCTCTGCCTCTTCAATACCTTTGTCGGCAATCCATTTAATAAGAAATTCTGATTTAGTCAAAGTCTGTGACAATATGGTTGTAACTGACGGATAAAATTCCGGTGTTCCATCATCGCCAAACTTGTAATAATAGCGGTGCCCCTTGCTGTTTAACTGCCAAACCTTATAAGGTGGTTCTATCAATGCGCCATTAATGAATATTGCCGTCATTTCCTCAACGGTCATTCCGGGTGCAATTTCATAAGTTCCTACGGGTTGTAATCCGGACATAACGTTTTGTCCCCCATTTGTTCCCGGAATATTATCTCCGGGGATCTGTCCCATGACTTCGCCTATTTTCTTGACTGCATTTTCTGCATTGCCAATTGCATTAACAATGCTTTTTTCCGGGTTCTCCGGATTTTTCATTTTCGCTCTCATATTACTTTAATTTTAATTGATAAATGATTAATCTACACATTGCCGCAAAAAGAAAGTTTACGTAATTCCAAAATCCGACAATCATACATATTGTTTCTAAAACATATAGTATTGTTATGATGTTTATTTTTTTCATTTGTCGGACAATCCAAATAAGTAATCGGCGGAACAACCGCACATTTCACATATTATTACCACCCATTCCGGCACAATTCTTTTTGTCGTGCCGTTGCAAAGATTTGTCATGTTTACTTGCTGTGCGCTCTCACTTGCGCTCTCAAACAGACGTGCTGCAATGTCTTTTTTAAACACCTTTTTTCCATTCATCGCCGAACGTGCGATTGCTTCATTTACTTTTAGTTTCATATCTTATAAATTATAACTATATCCACAATTATTACATTTCATCGTTTCCCATATTGGGTCATATTCGTAGGGTGTAATATATCCGTCGCCACCACAACATATATATTCGCCGTCCACAACTTCCATGTCTCCGCCACATTCCGGGCAATCTCCGCATCCAATTAATACGCAATTCATAAATGCGTCAAACAGACTTGCAGTAATATTGAATATACCTATATGGTGCATTACTTCAATAACATTCAAGACGGGGACGTCTGTATTGATACAATCAAATATACTATACCCCCAATTTTCCCGGTCGTCGCAAATAATATCATGTTGCACCAATTCGCAAACAATCTGTTTGCTAATTTCATTTGCTGTTTTTCCGGCAGCAATGGCCAAAATGGATAATTCGTTGTTTTGCTTTATTTTCATACATTTTCGCACTATCCCCGTGCGTGGGCTTTTACTTCTGCAAAAGTACAATTATTTTTTTAATTACCAAAGATAATTATTATTATTTTCATAATAATATTAGAAAATATTTTGCGATTTAACTATTTATCAATAACTTTGTTAACCGCATTAACCAATATCGCTCTCGGTTACTACCGCCCCGGATCACATTTTGTGTGATCGGGGCTTTTTGTTATAATACGACCATCTGTAAATCTCGCCATAATATCAATTGAGTGCTATTTGTCCGCAACTCATACCATCAAATAAAGATAATACTTTCATATATTTAATAATTTTATTATAACTAAATTTCATGTGCATATTATCACATTACTAATATTCCTATTTGTCTTGCAATATCCAAAACTTCTATTTTGCTCTTAACGTCCTTTGGTATTATTGTTCCATTTAATGATTTTGTAAATGTCAGATTGGTTTCAACCCAAAGGTATTTCTTTTTTCCGCTCTTGTCAGTCCGAACTACCCATTTTATTTTACCGTAGGATATACGCCAATATGTCCCGCCTCCATATATCATATTTCCTGCACTTTTCTTAGACCATGAAACATAAGTTCTTTTGGCTCTAAAAAACCGTGTTCCGTCCGGATTAGTGAAACATATATCATTTTTTTCATTCTGTTTCCAATCCTCACAAAGTCTTTTGCGTTTTTTAATTAGTTCATTACGAACATTTGCGGCTAGATCTCTTAAATTCATATTGTTTGGTTTTAGGCCGGAAGTTGTTCCCCGGCGGATTTGACATTTTTATCTAATAAATTGTTTATTAATTCTGCCTTACGTCTATTCTTTGGCGTATTGTCTGAAAATATGCTTTTGTTATAATCCTTATGTCCGTAGTAAGGTGACGCCCAATATATGTGAGTGTGTCCAATTATCAGCCTTTTTGTATATTGTCCGGCATTTCGGTAAAATGTGATGTCTCGCTGTAATTCCTTGATTGGCTCATATTTTGGGATATAGTTTTTACTGATACGCTCTATATACTTATCGCTCATTTCTTTAAATTCCTTACGTGTAAAATTTTTAAATATGGTTTTACGGCCATCGTATTTTTTCAAATACCAAAAGTCATTTTTAAATAGTTCAAAATTTTTCATGATGTTTATAATTTATTCCGGGGAAAACGCCCCGCCGTTTTGTTTGACAATGCAAATATACAAACTTTCTTTTAAATACCAAAAATTTTTCTTTTTATTTTTCACAAAAACAATAAAAAAATTTTCTTTTGGTTCAAAATGGCCTTATTTTATGCAAATTTTCGTTTTAAGGCGTTTTCTGGGGCTACATGTACAATTTACCCGGACGTCAGTTTAAAGGCTGTCAGACGCAAAATAAAACGGCAAAAACAAAAAAGCCGGGCAAAACCCGGCCTATCCATGAAAACAATCTTATATAATTATATATATATATTTGATGCAAAGATAATCATTTTTCTATTTCAACATATTCAACCCCGATTATTTTTGTGTGGGGATTTTTGCAGACAATATCAATTTCCCGGTTCTTGACTTTGTTTGTTTTCCAAAGGAAATTAAGAAACCTTTTATATTGTACGGTTGCAACAATTAAAATGCTGTCACGATTTACAAATGTCCCGGAAAACGTGCCATCCGGTGCCGTGCATCCGTTTAACGAAAACCACGGGTCGGCAATATCAACGCATTTCAAAATGGTTGTTGTCGTGTCTCCCGGCAAATAAACAATGCTGTCCCGGACGGTTCCCCGTAATTGGGTTATTGTTTCCATCTGCGCTGTTGTGACGCTCTGCAACTCCCCGTTCTTGGTCTGCAATGTCTTTATCAATTCTGCATCGCTTGCCCGGTATTTTTCAAACTCTGACAATTTCAGTTCCAAAACCCCAACTTTGGCGGCGTTCAAACTATCTGTTGTTTGATACACGGAAACGTCCTGCAATAACGTTTCCGTGTTGGTTCTGTATTTGTCCCTTTCCCCGGTTAACTCATTAATCCGGGTATGTTGCACCCATATAGTGACAACGGCGGCAACCGCCAAAGCAATTGCCGCAATTATAATGTACTTTCTCATGGCTCATCCGCTGTGTAAACTAATTGGCTGCTTTCCTCCGTTGTACTTAACGTTAGTATGTACTTGCCGCCATCAACAAAGATCAATCCGTTTATTTCGTCCTCTGACACCTCAATTTTGGTAAATGTCAAAACGACACCATCAATAAACACTTTCGGCGTGTTGTGCAATGGGTCTGCATTTGCCGCCGTGATGAAATTGTTTATATCATCCTGCGGGTTGGTTGCTTTCTTTGTGTTTTCTGCGTTGTCCTCAACGGTAACAACGAAAATATCATCATTCCCGTTTATTATCGCCTCCAACAACGGCGTAATACTTAACCCGGCTCGCATGCCTTGACTTGCAACATACTTTTGCAAGTATTCTTTTTGTTCCTGCTTTGTCATTTCAAAATCTGTTTAATGGTTAAATAATGAATTTTGGCGATACGGTCACGTCCGGCGTCCGACAACATCATACGGCAGTCCTTTTCATTGTCAAAAAAGAAATTTTCAGATAATACGGCGGCGCAAGCCGTATGTTTCAGAATGTAGAATTGGCTTTCCTTGTCCGGGTCTCCGTCTGAATAATCAAAACGCATTTTCCATCCATCCGGGGCAAACTCTTTTTCCGCCTCCTTACAAAGAACGGTTGCGATTGCATCCGCCTTTGTATTACCCTTGCTTGTGTAACATTCCCATCCAGTTCCGCCTCCGGCGTTTCCGTGTATGCTAAACAAAACGGCATTGTTTCCGCAATCAGCATTGATAACATTTGCCCGGCGGCAACGCTCGGATAATGATATGTCTTTGTCCTCCGGAACCAATATTTCAAACTTTATTCCGTCGGATTTTAACATCGCCGCAATACGGCGTACAATGTCACGGTTAAACTCCCATTCAAACAATTGGGAACCATCCCCCCAAATGGGGGAACGTTTCCCGGCACAATCTACGCCGTGCCCTCCATCAAGAATAACAACTTTCTGTTTCATAACTCCATTTAAATTTTTTATAGGTTTTTCTTTCGCCTCTGCATACCCTCGCAATACAACTAAAATTAAAATCGTTTTTCCTTGCTGCTTGGTGTACGCTGTTATATTTCGCCACAATGTTATTTTTCATATCATATTGAATTACTGCTTTTGCGTCCGGGCTTTTCCCCTCAAACAATGGATTTTCTTTACCTTTTATTCTTGGTATATTACGTATTTTTTCCTTTGTCTTTTGAATTGTTACTTATTTTGTCCGGATCGTCCCCAAACTCTTTTTCCAATCTGTTTATAATCGGCTGCAAATGCGACGGCATGGCACGGGCAAACTCAAATCTGATAACATGGTATATTATGCGCAATGCCAATTTCCGGGGGTACGCAACAATCAGATTGCGAAACGCATTTTGCAAATAAACATACATGAAAACATACGTCAATGACTTAACGGCAATAATTGCCGCTTGGTCGTCCCCGCAATTTTTCATGATTACAAACATCAATTCCACGATAAACAGATACAAGATCAATTCGCATAATGCGTTTTTAAACTTCCGGAACGAAAAGTTCTTGCATCGCACGATCGCCACTCCGTCCGCCCTCATTCCTGCCCAAATGTTGAAAGCGAACATTATAACCAACGCAAACACAAACCCCTTTGTCGGGGTTAAATAGCCCAATATAGGGCTAAACGTCGAAACGGCAATGATACGCCATTGCTCCCAATTAAAAATTCTTTCCATGACATTATTAAAAATTAATATACCGGGAAATTCATTTCGCCTTCATATCTAAATAAATTATATCCTAATTCTTTAAATCTTTCAGTTATAGCGTCCGTTAATATATCATACCCATATTTATTGAAATGTACATTATTAGCATTAATATAAAAGCAATTCGGCGTAATTCCATTTGATGCGTCCTTTTCATCTTGTTGTGCAACTACAAACGATGGGTCATTTTCAAATATTTTTTTAGCTTTTTCAAATCCGTATGTACACATATATTGTCTTGTGTTAAAAAACATTAAACCAAATTCATCATACAATGCGGTTTCTTGCTCTTGTAAATAGCTCAATTTGGGTTGCGTAATTTCTCTACCATTTGCAACTCTGTGTCTTCCTAATATCAAAACTTTCTTGCTTTCGGATTTCTCATAACATTTTTGATATAATTCAACAAGTTCATTTATTGAGGATTCTCCGCCACCAAAATGACAAGCTAAGAACCAAACACTATCTCTTGTTTGCTGAAATCCGTATGTATATATCGGTTCATAAGTATTTGTCGTTATTTCTTCTCCTGCTTCTAATCTTTGGAAACCTAAAGTAACATCGCTATTCGCACCCTTACCAACTAAATTACCTTTAACCCCTGCTATATAACATGGATTTACAAGTAATTTATAATCTTGTGCCGTCGAACTTGCCCAAATAACTACATCTTTATCTTGTCCTTTCCATCTAACAGAAAACTTGTAATTATCCGGAAATTCTACTTTATCAGTTGTTGCAGGTATAGTTATACTTTGTTTTAATCTCAAAGGCAAAACTCCCATTCTTCCCAATATGGAAAACATATTTTCTCCTCCTACTCCTCCCCAATAGTAATTCATATTTAGATTTGACGCAACCGTTTTAATCCAATCTGCCTCTGTAGACGAACTACCCCAAAAGGCAATTCCGCTTTGTACTTTTCTTTTTAATACACCTAAATCATCGGATAATTTATTTTTAATTCCTTGCATGAAACTCTCACTTGGGACTGAAATTTTGATTATACTATCCCAAACGCTATCTGATATGGCATCTGAAATAAGTATATTTTCATAATTAACCTCCCATTGTTCTATTTCACACATATACATTTTGGAAATTCCGAATGTTATGCCGTTTGTGTCTCCGCTTACTCTTATATATCCGGTTGTTGGCAGACTGTAACTTCGATTTGCAATTCTCCCACTTAAACAATACAATAGAAATACCCCATCATTTATTTTTATTGCACCCCTTTTTATTACATTTTGATAATTAGCGTTTAATCCAAAATTCAATTGGGGTGTAACATTACCGCTGCTTGGGGCTATAAAACTTTCATCATTTATTCCATATAGAATTGCTGCAAACAAAACATAATTATATGTATTTTGCCAACTTTTACTGCTCAATAAATAATATACACTACGTTGAGATTTATTAGATTTATCACCAACTGCAACGCCGACATTATTATCAGATAATTTGCTTACGTTCTGATATGCTATACTTTTTGGCGGTACGCCGTTTATTTCTTCACTTGAAAAGGTTCTGTTTAGGCTTGACACGTCAGCGTTTAGGCTTGACACGTCAGAGTTTAGGCTTGACACGTCAGAGTTTAGGCTTGACACGTCAGAGTTTAGGCTTGACACGT